TGGCAACAACAACTTTGTTGCGCAGTTTCTTGCAGAAGCATATCCAAAAGAGATTGACTATAAACTGCGTCACATCTGCGTTGGCAATATCGATATCGAGGTTGCATCTGATGATGGCTTTCCTCATCCAGAGCAAGCAAACCATCCTATCATTTCCATTGCATACAAAGACAGCAAAAGCAATGTCTTCCACGTTTGGGGTATGGGTAACTACGACTCTGCCAAGACTGAACTTGATACTGATGCATTGATCCAGTATCGTAAGTGTGACAATGAAAAAGACTTGCTAGAGAAGTTTCTTATCTTCTGGCAGAACAATACGCCTGACATTATCACTGGCTGGAACATTCGCCTGTTCGATATTCCATACATGATTAACCGCACACTGAAAGTCTGTGGTGAAGAGACTACCAAACTCTACTCGCCCTGGAAGATTTACAAGTATCGTCAGATCGGTATCAAGGGTAAGTCGATGGATGCGTATGAAATCTATGGCATTGCACAGATGGATTACTTCGACTTGTTTCAGAAGTTTGGTTACACGTATGGCACACAAGAATCGTATGCACTTGACCACATTGCCAACACCGTTCTAGGTGAGCGTAAACTGTCATATGAAGAGCATGGTTCACTGCACACACTCTACAAGAATGATTACCAGAAGTTCATTGACTATAACATTCGAGACGTTGACCTAGTTGACCGTATCGATAAAGAGACTGGTCTGATGGAACTTGCACTAGTAATCGCTTACAAAGGTGGTGTGAACTATCCTGACGTGTTTGGCACGACTGGCATATGGGACTCTATCATCTATCGTTATCTTGCAGAACGTAAGATTGCAGTGCCGCCTAGCAAGCCAAAGCGTAAGTCTCCCTATCCTGGTGGTTACGTGAAAGAACCTCGTGTAGGTATGAGTGAGTGGATCACTTCGTTTGACTTGAACAGTCTGTATCCAAACTTGATTGTTCAGTATAACATGTCACCCGAAACTCTGGTCAAAGGTATGCACCTAGATCATGGCGTTGACCATTACCTAGAGAACCCAGCAAAGAGTGATGAGTATTCTGTGGCAGCGAATGGCTCATGCTATCGCAAAGATAAGATTGGTGTTCTACCAGAGATTATCGTTGGTCTGTATAACGAACGCCGTGTCACCAAGAATAATATGCTTGCCACTCAGCAAGAGAACGAGAAAACACCAAGTGCTGAGTTGAAGCGTGAAATCAATCGTCTTAACAACACACAGCAAGCGGTAAAGATTTTGCTCAACTCACTCTATGGTGCGTTAGGCAATCAATACTTCCGTTACTTCGAACTTGAGATGGCAGAGGGTATTACTCTGTCTGGTCAGTTGTCGATTCGTTGGGCTGAGACTGCTATCAATGAGTATATGAACAAGATTCTCAAGACCAAAGATGACTATGTGATTGCGATTGATACAGACTCACTATACGTTGATATGAAGCCTCTGGTTGACATGGTGAACCCACCTGATCCCGTGAAGTTCCTCGACAAGGCATGTAGCGAGAAGTTTGAGCCAGTTCTCACAGAGGCATATGCCAAGTTGTTCACCCGTATGAATGCCTATGACAATCGTATGGAGATGGCACGTGAAGCGATTGCTGACCGTGGTGTTTGGACTGCGAAGAAGCGTTACATTCTGAATGTTCACAACAACGAAGGTGTTCAATACGCTGAACCTAAACTGAAGGTCATGGGCATTGAAGCAGTCAAGTCTTCTACACCTCAGATTGTGCGTGACAAGTTTAAGCAAGCCTACAAGATTATTCTTAGCGGCAATCAGAATGAACTACAAGAGTTCGTGTCAAACTTCTATGAAGAGTTTACCTCGTTACCCGCAGAGGCTGTATCATTCCCACGTGGCGTGTCAGAGTTAAACAAGTGGGTTGACCATGCTTTGACATATAAGAAGGGCACACCTATTCACGTCCGGGGTGCAATACTGTATAATAAACTTGCTAAAGAGAAAGGCTTGATGGTAGAAGGCGTGAAAGATGGCACTAAGGTTAAGTTCTGCTATCTGAAGACACCAAACCCTCTGATGGAGAATGTTATCGCATTCCCTCAGTTCTTGCCCAAAGAGTTTGAACTAGAACAATATATTGACTATGAGACCCAGTTTGATAAGACGTTCAAAGACCCACTGAAGTTGGTCACAGACGCTATCAATTGGAACGTTGACAAAGTAAGCACACTGGAGAGTTTTTTCGGATGAACTATACAACTATGAGCCGCCCTCTGTATAAGCGAGATACTACGGGCAATGTGAGAGTTTGGCAGATGGAACTAGGATGGGATAGTGAAGATGTTGCTGCCCATCGTAGTCACACAGGCATCAAAGATGGTGCTATCGTTACATCTGAATGGAAACTAGCAAGTGCAAAGAACGTAGGTCGCTCTAATGCTACAACTGCACGTGAACAAGCAGAAAGCGAGATTGCTAATCTGTATGTTCAGCGTTTGGATCGTGGCTACTTTGAGAGTGAAGCAGACATTGATACGTTTGATAAGTTCAAGCCAATGCTGGCAGTTGAATATGATGCAACAAAGGTCAACTTTGAAGACGAAATCTATAGCCAGCCTAAACTAGATGGCATTCGTTGTATTGCACGAAAAGACGGTCTGTGGTCACGTCAAGGTAAGCCTATCGTGTCTTGCCCACACATTGAAGAAGCATTGAAGCCTGTGTTTGATACGTATCCAAACGCAATCATTGATGGCGAACTATACAACCATATGTTCAAAGATGACTTCAACAAGATTACGTCAATGGTGCGTAAGACTAAGTTGAAGCCAGAAGACTTTGATGAGAGCCGTCGCTTGGTTCAGTATCACGTCTACGACTTCTATGATGACACTAACTTTGCAACTCGGAGTTCAACACTTCGTCATATGGGTCTAGAAGATCCAATCGTTTGTGTTGATACGCTTCAAATCACTGGACAAGATAATCTGGATGCACTTTACGGAGATTATCTCGAAAAGGGCTATGAGGGGCAGATGGTTAGACTAAATAAAGAATACCAGAACAAGCGTTCTAAGTATCTTATGAAGCGAAAAGAGTTTCTGTCCGATGAATTTAAAGTAATTGCCATGGAGCAAGGTCAAGGTAACTGGACAGGCTACGTCAAACGTTTTATCCTAGAGTTACCCAACGGGACTCAATTTGGTGCTGGAGTTAGAGGCACCCAAGACACAATGAAAACATTATTCGAAAGTAATAACACACCCGACTGGGCAACGTTGCGCTATTTCACGCCAACTCCAGACGGGATTCCCCGTTTCCCTGTAGTTGTAGATTGGGGTTACGGTTCAAGAGAGGACTAATAGATGAGCGATGACATTTTTGATTTTGGTTTTACTGCGGTCGATGAAGACGAACTTAGCGCAGTGCAAGAAGCGAAGACGACCTTAACTGAGGTTTCTTCTACAGCGGCAACAACACAAGAAAGACTTGACGCATTATACAATGCTGTGATGCCACTTCTTACAAATCTAAAGAAAAATCCAGAAAAGGAATATATTCTATGGCCTGACCGAACTACAAAAATCGAACAGTTCGAAGCGAAATTGCTTGACATTTACCAGGGTAAGTGATATAGTAGTCATAATATTTTACAGAGGAGTATAGCATGTCCCTAATTGATAAACTAATGAAGAATTCAACCAGCAAGATGACTGCGCCACTTATGGACTCTAAGGTCTATGGCAAGAAAGAAATGGCAACCACACCTGTGCCTATGGTAAACGTTGCGCTATCGGGTCGTGTTGATGGTGGTCTAACACCAGGCTTGCTTATGCTTGCTGGTCCATCAAAGCACTTTAAGTCTGCATTTGGTTTGATGATGGCTGCAGCCTATCAGAAGAAGTATGACGATGCAGTGATTCTATTCTACGATTCAGAGTTTGGCACACCACAGTCTTACTTTGAATCATTTGGCATTGACATGGATCGTGTTGTGCATACGCCAATCGTCAACGTTGAAGAGTTGAAGTTTGACATTATGAAGCAACTAGATGGTATTGAGAAGAACGATAAGGTTGTCATTCTGATTGACTCTATCGGTAACTTGGCTTCGAAGAAAGAAGTTGATGATGCGATGGATGGCAAGTCTGTTGCTGATATGTCACGTGCCAAACAGATGAAATCTTTGTTCCGAATGATTACACCTCATTTGAACTTGAAAGATATCCCGCTAGTAGCAATCAATCACACTTACAAAGAGATTGGTCTGTTCCCGAAAGATATCGTATCTGGTGGCACTGGTGCTTACTATTCAGCAGATGCAATCTGGATCATTGGTCGCCGTCAAGAGAAAGAAGGCACTGAGATTGCAGGTTACCACTTTGTTATCAATATTGAGAAGTCACGTCATGTGCGTGAAAAATCTTCTATTCCAATTACGGTAACGTTTGATGGTGGTATTTCGAAGTGGTCTGGTATGCTTGAGATTGCAGAGAAACTTGGCTATATCAATAAGCCTAAAGTTGGTTGGTATGAAGCAATTGATCCTGAGACAGGTGAAGTGTTGACTGACAAGTTGATGCGAGCCAAAGATATCAACTCAAATAGTGAGTTCTGGAAGATGATGTTGACGAAAACAAAACTTGCAGAATCAATTAAATCCCAGTATACTGTAGGTGGAAAGTCTCTAATGGCTGATGAAGAATCAGTTGAAGAGAACGTAGAGGAAATCGACCAAGCAGTAGGTGAGTAATGATTGAGAACACAATTCTATCAGGGCTAGTCTTTAATGAAGACTACGCCCGAAAAGTGTTGCCATTTCTCAAAGAAGACTACTTTGACCAACAAAGTGAAAAGACTGTCTTCAAAGAGATTGCAAAATACATAGACACATACAATGGGCTTCCGACAAAAGAAGCCCTACGTATTGCCATATCTGAAAAAGATACGCTTAACGAAGAGCAATACAAGCAAGTCAATCACGTTGTTGATGGCTTAGAATACGACAACAAAACAGACAATGAATGGCTTGTAGACAAGACTGAGAAGTTTTGCCAAGACAAAGCCATCTATAATGCTGTGCGTGAGAGTATTCTTGTTCTTGATGGTCAGCACAAACAACTAGACAAAGGTTCGATTCCAGAACTGTTATCAACAGCACTGGGTGTATCTTTCGATAGTAGCATTGGTCACGACTTCATGGAAAACAGTGATGATCGATACCAGTTCTATCACGCCAAAGAAGACAAGATCCCATTTGACCTTGAGTTGTTTAACAAGATTACCAAGGGTGGTCTGTCCCGTAAATCTCTATCAGTTGCACTTGCAGGCACTGGTGTTGGTAAGACGTTGTTTATGACACATTGTGCCGCTGCCAATCTGATGGAGGGGTTGAATGTTTTATATATAACTATGGAGATGGCTGAAGAGCGTATTGCAGAGCGCATTGACGCAAATCTACTTGACTTGACAATTGATG